CTGGTTTAATATAACCCGTATGATAAATGTTGGCGGGATACATCACAAACCTATTATACTTCATCTCGGCAAGGTGTATCATCTCCCACTCTTCCTCACTATCAGTGATGTAATTATCGTAGTATGGATACTTTCCTTTCTTTTTTAACCAGGCATCAATTTGATCTGGACCACCCAATTGGTTACCTTCTAGAGTATAAAATGAAGTTCCACCTGCACACTCATCATCCTTATTAAGATAAACTGTTGCTGCATACAACTGACCACTATCGTCATCAACGTGAGGAACAATAGGTTTCAAGTTCTCAGATTGTGTAACATTAACGCAGAATGTAAGTCCTTTCATAGAGTCTTGGACTTTTTGTGGAGAAATTTGATGTTTCTCCATATTATCTCCATAAACACCACCAAGAATATTTGTGAAGAATGGCGTCAATGGTTCAAAGTTATAATATGCGTCTACTCTAGAACCAGGAGCCCCTGCCATAATAATGGGATTATTTGTACACGGAATGGTTAATGCAAGATCCCTAACCATATCTGGATTCTTGTAAAAATTGTCCACATAGACAATCTTAGAATTCTCTGGTCCTATGGTATAAACACTTGCCTGTAAGTCTTTATTAATTGCAAAGACTTCACTTTCATCAATAAAATTCTTCTTCATGGATCTAAGGCAATAAACATCATTTGGATAAGTCTATACAAATCACCAGTGAACATATCTGGTTTCATGTATGCAGTATGAGCAACATTCCCAGGGTACATGACAAGTCTATTATACTTCATCTCAGCCACACTCAATAAATCCCAATCAGGAACATCTTCGGTGTCTGTGATGTAATGATCCCAGAATTTTTCTCTGCCGTGTTTTGTTAACCACCCCTGTATTTCTTCGTTTGTGATTGTTTGTTTTCCATTTAACATGTAGAAGGAAGTCCCTCCTGCACACTCCTCAGGCGTGTTTAAATAGATTCCCGCAGCAAATAACATACAATCCCTGTCATCGATGTGTGGCGTCACTGGCGGGAGGTCTGAGGACTGATTTATGTTCACACAGAAGGGTGTTGTGCGAACGGAGTCATAAATGTGATCGTCAGGTACATCTTTCGTGATATCTCCATACACTGTTCTAAAAATATGTTTGAAGATTGGCACCATAGACTCAAAATCATAGTGACTAAAAATCCTAGTACCAGGAGTTCCTGCCATGATCTTGATATTCTCCGTTGGGGGAATACTTAAAGTAAGATCTCTAACCATGTCAGGATTCTTGTAGAAATTGTCAATAACTACTACACGAACCTCCTCTGGTCCAACTACATGAACGTTGGCTTCTAAATCGGGATTTATTGCAAAGACTTCACTTTCATTAATGAATGGTATCTTCATGCCCATGGATTTATACCTTGAGGTGATAAACGTGTTAATTTTGCGAAATTATCATTAACTGCTGCAGCAGATGGGAGATAATCGTAAATATGACTTTCTGTATTATAGAAATGATTCAGAAAAGATTCAACCATGTGGGGTGGCAAATCTACTTCTTTGTGACAAACTGGATAATCAAGTTGATTCAACCAACAAAACCAGTTTGCTCCAGAGAAAACTTCTTTCGCTGTCATGTTAATATCTCGGAATGCGTATTTTAGATCCGATGCATACCACTCTAACATTGGAGATGGTTTATAAACATCACTTACCCACTGCCAGAACTTACCCTCGCTCTTTGGTTTTGAATAGTGCATGTTCACAAAATCAATACTATTCTCAAAGAAACATGTCATTTGTGCATTGTACAATGTAATATCATTGTCATCATAAAATCTGGTCTTAAGTCTATTCAGCAACTCCCAGGCACCAGCGGAGATAAGAGCCAAACCAGTGCTTTCTAGGGGTTCGATGAATCCTGCAGAGAGACCAATATTAACTACATTCTTTTCCCAGAAATTTTTGTTGTAGAAAGGTGCCCAATCCAAAACTCTAAGGTTATCTCTATCTACTCTTCCGTCCCAATAATCTACAAAGAAGTCTTTTGCTTCTTCTACATCGGTTATACTTCTATTGAATACTAATCCAGAACCAATACGTTCTCTTACTGGAGTATGCCAAATCCATCCATGATCTACGGCATCACATGTTGTATATGGTTTTAATTCTTTATCTCTATCGAGATATTCTACTCTACCAGCAACGGCAGTATCAACATATAATCTATCGGTCAGATCAACTCTTTCATTATTTTTCTTAAGTAGACCTTTAAATCCAGTGCAATCAATGAAGATATCGGATTCATGCACTGTCCCATCGGCTAAACCCAATGAAACAATGTAACCATCTTCATCTGTTGTTATTGTTACAACCTTGGATTGAAGAAATTCAATTTTATCTACGAGTTTTTTCTTGATAAATTGAACCAACAAACCAGCGTCAACATGAAAGGAATATATTCCAAGATTATTTGGATCTACCTTATTGTTTTCTACTGCCAGATTATAATGAATTTCTGTACGCCTTTTTTTATCTGGAAAATCTTTCTGAAAATTAGTCCACAACTCATGAATGGATGTATTATCTCCTTCTCTGATTCTGAGACTATTCAATGTAGGAAATGCAAAAGGATGCCAAATATGATCATCCTTTCCTTTCCAGTTCTTAAATAAGATTCCCCCTTTGAATGTTGCGGTAATATCTTTATACCATTCAAGAATAGAGAAACCACAATCATCCATAAAGGATTTGAAACTGAGAATAGTAGCCTCACCGACACCAATGGGACTACCTATCTCTTTATCAATGACGGTTATCTGATGTTCTTTGGGAATATTATTACGCAATAAGGCGGCAGTCATCCACGCAGATGATCCACCCCCTACGATAGTAATTCTTTTCGCACTTCTCATTTATTTTTAACCTCTACCATCAACCCATACTCGGGAAGATATAGATACTCAATATCACTTTCGGCTAAAGTTCTGCAAGCATCTTCCAAAGTTTCTACCAGTGGTTCTCCACCAAGATTGAAAGAAGTGTTGAAGATAATTGGACATCCAGTCTTCTCATAGAAAGTCTGAATCAGTGAATGATAATTTGGATTCTGATCTTCGGTCACCGTTTGAATACGGCAGGTGCCATCAACGTGAATGATTGCAGGAATCTTTTCTTCAATTCCATCTTGGCACTTAACTGCATACATCATGAATGGAGTTTCATCCATACCACGCAGATCAAACCACTCATGGACATGTTCCTTAAGAATGGATCCTGCAAATGGACGGAAGTATTCGCGACGTTTTACCATATTGACGTGATCCTTTCCATTTGGATCACGGGGATCATAAACTAGAGAACGGTTACCCAAAGCACGAGGACCCGCTTCAGATTTTCCTTGCCAAATAGCAACGATATTCTTGTCGGTGATTAAATTAACAACGTCTTCGTTATTGGCTTCAAATACCCTATTCGCACCAAACTTATCCGCAATATCAACCACCTCATCGATAGTGTGACTATGTACGAATCCAGTATAGAGGTTGGTAATTTGTGGTTTAATTTTTGAATCACGAGTCAGTCTATGGTGCCAGAGGAGAGCAGCACCCAGTGCAGTACCTGCATCATTACTTACAGGTTCAACAAACAAATTAATTCCCTCACCTTCAAGTTGTTCCAGATACCAGTAATTTGCAACACAGTTTAATGCATATCCACCAGATAAAACTACGTTCTTTTTACCACTGATCTTTACAGCATGTCGGATCAAATCAAGAACCATTGATTGAGACTGAGTTTGAATTGCATAAGCAAAGTCTCTACGGTTCTCTAATTTGGTGAGATCAAACTTTCCATTTTGTGCCTTTTCATAGAGTTCAAACTCTGTTCTGAGGTATGGAAATCTACCTTCATTAACAAACGCACCATTAGGATAGTTTGGTGTAATTACATCTCTATTGGATGTTTTCCAATCAGATGTTCCTCCACAGTCTCCATAAATCTTGGGAACATTATCATTTGGTTTTCCGTATGGGAAGAGACCCATAGTCTTACCAGCTTCAATTGGTTTGAACCCACAATACGAAGTTGCGGCCTCATATGCCTTAACGATACCAGCACTATCATCCAGAACCATTTCATGTTTAAATCCTGGTTCTCCTTCATCAGTACTATCAAACTCTGGGAAATGGAACGATTGATATGGTCCTCTTCCACCTAAGTGTTTATAAAGAGTTCTGAACTCTGAAGGATATCCACAATCAAAAATAGATTCCAATTCCCATACAGTTTCTTGGCGACCATTCATATTCATAGGAATGAATGTGCCTGCACCATCTACA